TGACCAAGTCGCTGCTGGCGATCACGGACGTTGTTACCCGTCTCGACAACCGACTGAACGTCCTGACGGGCTCGCAGGCCCGCTCGAACGAACTCTTCGGCGAGCTGTTCAAGGTCGCCAACGCGACGCGATCCGCGCTCGAACCGACCATCGACACCTATGCTCGTCTTGAGCGCTCCACCATCGGCTACAACCTGACCGGGCGACAGCTCCTTGATCTGACGCAGGGCATCAACCAGTCGTTCAAGATTTTCGGTAACACGTCGGCGGAAGCTTCAGCCGCGCTCGTCCAGTTTACGCAAGGCTTGAGCGTGGGCGTGCTGCGCGGCGACGAACTTCGTTCCGTGCTCGAACAGGCTCCGCGTCTGGCGAAGGCCATCGCTGACGGCTTGAACGAAATCCCGGAAGGCAAAGAGCTGGGTGAGAAGTTCGGTCGTCTGTTCAAAGACTTCAAATCCGGTGCGATCTCGTCGGAGCTTCTTAGTGGCAGCTTGCGCCAACTCGGCGCGACCGGCAAACTGACCGGCGAGCTGATCACCAAGGCGCTGCTGACGCAGTTGAGCAAGCTCAACGAAGAGTTCGAGCGCACGACGCCGACGATTGAAGACAGCATCGAGATCGTCAAGAACAACTTCATCGCTCTGGCGCGCGATCCGGCGTTCCGTGAATTCGCGAAGTCCGTGGCGACGGCGTTGATCAACATCGCCGAAGAGCTGCCCAAGGTCGTGACGGCGATCCGCCCCTTCGTGGTGGTGCTCGCTGAAGCCATCGGCCTGTTCGGCGACCTGATCATCATCGGCGCGGAGTTCATCGGCTCGTTCATAAAAATCTTCACCGACTTGGCGACCGTTGCTCTCGAAGCTTTCGGCATCGTCTCGGGCTCGGGTGAGGATGCAGGTGTTCTGCTGACGAAAATTTTCGTCAACTCCATCGGCTTCATCTTCAACGCCTTCAAGAACCTCGTGAAGATTTTCGCGGTGGGCGCTGCCTCCATCGGTGGCTTCTTCGCTGGCGTGGGCAAGGACATCTTCCTCGCGTTCGACAGCGCGTTCGACGCAATCACGAGCGCTGCCGAGGGCCTGATCAACTTCCTGATCGATGGCATCAACGTGTTCAAAGGCGAACAGGACAAGATCGCCAAGGTCGATTTCTCCGGCGCGAACGAACAGTTCCAGAATGAGTTCGTCAATCCGCTGGAGACGGCGAGGCTTGCTGGTGAGAAATTCGCTGCGACCGTCGATACCCTCTTTGCCCCGTTTGAAATCGCGGGCCAGAAAGCGGGCGACGCCATCGTTGACTTCAGCGAGCGTTCTACCGCTGCACTCGAACGACTGAGGAATTTCAAGCCGAGCGAAATCGCGGACACGCTTGGAACGGTCGCGGGTGGTAAGGAAGCTCTTCCTGTCGTACCTCCGCTCAACGCGAATGATCAACGTCGTCTCGACAGCTTCAACCAGACCCTCGCCGATCTCCGCGACGGTGCCGACGACGCGCAGGAAGCGCTGCGTGCGCTGGAGCGTGTCCAGAAGCAATACAACAGTCTTCTCGGCAACGAGGAAATCGCCAAGCGTCTCGAAGGTCGTCAAAAGCAGGAGACGGAGTTCGCGTTTCTCCGGGCGAAGTTCAGCGTCCAAGCCGTGCAGGAGCTTATCGATCAGTCGAAGGCGCAGGAAGAAGCCGCGCAGTCGTCGCTGGATCACTACCGCGCGCAGCGCCTTCTCACTCAGGCTCTCAAGAACGGCCTGCCCCCGACACAGGCGCAAATCGATCTGCTTGCGGAACAGCTCTCCAATGAGCGGATGGTTCTGGACGCGCAACGGGAGAAGGACAGCATCCTCGACAGCCTGACGCGCAAGGCGAACCAATACAACGCGACGCTCGCGGCCACGAACGAATTGCTCGCGAGTGGCGTGATCAATGAGCGTCAACAGAAAGACTTCCTCGACGCGACGGAAGTCGGTCGCGGTGCGAAAGAGGCCGAGGGCTTCATCACCGAGAACACGCTGGACCCGAACGCGAAGCTGCAAGCGCAACTCGACGCCCTCGGCGTTGAGTACGAAGCTCGTGCGGCGTTCATCGCGGAGAAGCAAGCGCTCGACATCGAAAACTACGAGATGTACCAGCAACAGCTCACGGACCTGCAAGGCATCTACGAGCGCCAGCGTACCGAGATGCAGATGGAGAGCCAACGCCTCCAGTACGCATCCGCGTCCACGGCATTCGGGGACATGGCGGAACTGTCGCTCGGCTTCGTGAAGGAAAGCTCGGGCATCTACAAGACGCTGTTCGCGCTGTCGAAGGCGTTCGCGATTGCTGACGGCGTCATTAAGCTTAACCAAGCGATCATGAATGCCTCCGTCTCGCTGCCGTTCCCGGCTAACCTTGCTGCCATGGCGCAGGTGGGTGCCGCCGGTCTGCAACTGCTTACCTCCATCATGGGCGCTGCGCCTCCGCAAGCGCTGAAGGATGGCGGCTGGGTGTCTGGTCCGGGCGGTCCCCGCGACGACGCCGTCAACGCGGCGGTGTCGAATGGCGAGTTCGTGGTTAACGCGGCGGCTGCGGCCCGCAACGCGGACCTTCTCGAAGCGATCAACAACGGCACATTCACCGCTGGACAAGGCGGCGGGATGACGCTAAACCTGACGCAGAACATCAACGGCGTACAGGACGCCAACGGCTTCCGCGCGTCTGGCCGACAGATCGCCGCCGACACGGCTCGCGTCGTCGAGCGCGCTATCGAGAGGAACAGCTAATGTCCTTCCACGACGTTCGTCTCCCGGTCGATGTGGAGCGCGGGGCCAAGGGTGGTCCCGGCTTCAACACGTCTATCGCCACGCTCCAGTCGGGCAAGGAACAGCGCAACATCAATTGGGCTCAGCAACGCTGCGGCTATGACATCTCGTATGGCATCGGGTCGAAACAGCTTTACCGTCAAGTCCTGAATTTCTTCTACGTCCGTCAAGGCAAAGCCTATGGCTTCCGCTTCAAGGATTGGGTGGACTACCAGCTCACGGCTGAAGCGATTGGCACGGGCAACGGTGTCGAGAACGAATTCCAGATCACCAAGACCTACAGCGACGCTGGCGGGTCGTATGTCCGCAACATCTACAAGCCCGTCAGTGGCACCGTGCAGGTGTATCTCAACGGCGTTCTCCAGACGGTCACGACGCACTACACCATCAATCACAGCACGGGCATCATCACGTTCGTCACGCCGCCGTCAAACGGGGTCGTGGTCACTGTGACGTGCGAGTTCGATGTGCCGGTGCGCTTCGACACCGACAGTCTCGACGTGACGCTCCAGTGGATCGAAGCCGGGCAAGTGCAGGGCATCCCCCTTATCGAACTCCGGCCCGAAGAGCTTGCGTAATGCGTACCATTCCCACGGCGCTCGCCACCCATCTTGATCAGGAAGTCACCAGCCTCGCGACGGTCTGGAAGATCATCCGCAAGGATGGCGTGACCTTCCGCATGACCGACTGCGACGTGCCGCTGACGGTCAACGGTGAAGTCTATTCGTCGATCAACTCCTACCAGCGGAGCGCCGTCGATACGGAGCTTGGCCTGAAATCCGACAACATGGAAATCAGCGGCTTCTTCGACAGCACGTCGATCACGCAACAGGACATCGACAACGGGCTCTTCGACGGTGCGGAGCTTCGCATCTGGATTGTGAACCACCGTGATACCTCGCAGGGTGTCATTGCGCTGATGCGTGGCCGCTTGGGAGAGTTCGAGCACACCGAGAGCGGTCTGTTCAACGCCACCTTCCGGTCCATCGCTGAAGCCTTCCGCAACCGCATCGGCAACAAGACTTCGCCGACGTGCCGCGCTGATCTCGGCAACTCGAAGTGCAAGGTGCCTCTCCAGCCGCCCATCGTGCAACGTGGCCGCGAGTATGCCGCCGGTGACTTCGTGCGCGTGATCACCAACACGACCGGCATCAACACCTACACCGTGCCCGTCGCGAACCCCGGCTTCGAGAGCACTCTTACGGGCTCGTGGACGGTCGTGCAGGGCTTCGTGACGCGAGACACAGCACTCGACGGCGTTGCGCCCTACGCGGGCTCTCAGCTCCTTCGTGGCAACACGAACGGCGCGCTCAACCAAGTCGAACAGGTCATCAATCTCGAAACGATGGTTACGGGTCTTGACCTTGATCTCGTGGACACTGGCCGCGCAACGATCTCTGGTAACGGCCACGGGCTTTCGGGCACGCTGACGGCCATCCCCAAGGGACGGATTGTGTACGAGCTTCTGGACGCGAACGATGATGTGACTACGGTCCTTCTCGATACCGAATTCATCACCTTCTTTCCCCAACAGACGTGGGTCGAGAAGTCTTTCGCCGACAAGCCGATCCCTCCGCTGTCGCGCAAGCTGCGGATCACGCTCTGGATGCAGCGCGATCCTGCGGAGCTTTACGCCCACATCGGCTTCGACGAATTCGCCGCCGAGATCACGACCTACGATAACGGCTACGGCTTCCAGTCCACCTTCGAGAACCGCATCTACGAAGTCACGACGGCGGGCATTACCGCCGCCACACAGCCCACCATGGACACGACGGTCGGCAACACGACGACTGACGGCAGCGTCGTCTTTACGGCCCGCGAGGCGTTTACGCGCCACGCAACCGTGGCCTCGGTCACCGACCGGCGCACTTTCAGCCTGACCGTTACGGAGAGCCGGGCTGTTGACGGATGGTTCGCTGATGGGGTCATCACCGTGGAGAGCGGCGCGAACCTCGGCAAGTCCATCGAAGTGAAGCAATGGACCGACAGCGGCAACGTCGTCGAGTGCTTCCTGCCGTTCGGTTTCGACCTTGAAGTCGGTGACCAGTTGCGCATCTCGCCCGGCTGTGACAAAACCCAGCCGACCTGTCTGGCGAAGTTCGTGATCGCAGGATCGCTCCAGCTCGCCAACGGCAACGTCAAGAACTTCCGTGGGGAACCTTCTGTCCCCATCGAAGAAACTCTCAGGATGAAGACGAGCACGGCCCTGATGCCGCGTTCGCCTGCATCCTCCGCTAAATACTCCGGCACGGGCAGCGCGTACTAATGGGTCTGAGGCTAGGCTTCTCGAAGGTCACGAACGAGATCGGCAAAACCGAAGAGTTTGCCGCCGGTGGATCGTATGGGAAGAACATCCCCTACATCTTCGGATCGCGCGTGCGCGACGGAGAGCCGCTTTGGTTCGCGCCTATCGAAGAGAAGGTGACCAAGACCAGCAAGAAGAAGGGCTCCTTCCTCGGCATCGGCGGCACCAAAGTCACGACGATCACCTACGACTACTACGCCACCTTCGCTGTCTGGTTCGGGGAAGGCCCGGCCACCAAACTCGTGCGCCTCTGGCTCGACGACCAGCTCGTGTTCGACGGCGCGGACATCGACATCACCGACCCGGACGTGCAGGAGTATCCCCCGCTCCTGTTCCGTTTCCAGCGTCGCCCCGTGGTCACGCAGGAGTTCTCCAAGACGCAGGAGAACCGCATCCCTTACACCTTCTACCTCGGCACTGAGGAACAGGAAGTCGATCCGACCATCGCGTCTATCGAAGGCGCGAACAACGCCCCGGCGTATCGTGGCCTCTGCTACATCGTGTTCGACCGCATGAAGCTGGAGCCTTTCGGCAACAAGCTGCCGAAGGTGCGCGCGGAGATCATCTTCGACGTGGGCGGCAGCGACATCCAGATCAGCGAATACAGCCTCGGCTCTACGACTTTCGATCCGAACAGCCAAGGCCAGCTTCAGATCGACTACAAGCGTGGTCTGATTTACTACGCGAAGGACGACGCCAACAACGCCAGTCTCGTGGTCTGCGATCTCGAAGGCAACAACATCCGCGCCGTTGATTACCTCTCCGCGCTCGACGACGAAACGTATGTCATCGACATGGAGTTCAACCAGTATTACTCGCGGCGCGGCACCGGCGGCTCCCGCCATAACTCTTACACTGGCGAAGCCGAATACATCGACCACACCAACACCAAGCCGCTGATTGGCGACTTCGGCGGCACGATGCTGTATGCCTCGCCGGGCTCCACGACCCGCGTCCTGTTTACGTCTGGCGTGGGGGCAGGCTCCATTACCTACGAGATCGTGACGAACGGGATCGACCTAAGCCGCATTGGCACTGTCGCTGTCGGTTCCACGACGGCTCAAGCAATGTCATTCGTAACGCCCGCTGGTGTCATCGATCCGCGCTTCGGCTACTGCTATTACATCACTTCCGCCGAAGTGTTCCGCATGGTTCGTGCGGACGGCGCGGACGGCACTATCAAAACTGACTTCGGTGACCTCGGCCCGGAAGACTTCGGGCTCGACGACTTCAACACGGCGTCTTTCACGAGCGTCGATAAATACAACGCCATCATCAACTACGACGAGGGCAACAACCGCGTTGTCGGCTTCGTGCGTGGCCGCGTCGATGGCGTCACGACCCACAAGATTTTCGCGTGGTCCGAAGCGGAAGGTGTTGTGTGGAGCACGACGGTCCCCTTCGGCTTTGCATTCGACGACGCAGAGGCCAAGACCGGCTGGTCCCGCCTGACTGGTGGCCGCTACGCATGGACCAACGGCACGCAAATCTGCGCCGTCAATCTGTCCGATGGTTCTCTCACGGCCCAATACGACGGCGTCAACAACGGCTACGCGGGCATCGCGAACGAGCTTGGATCGCAGATGTATGACGACGCGACGAACAGGCTCTACATCTGGCAGAGAAATGCTGGCGGCGGCGCGATTGACGAGCTTCAGGTGATCGAACTCTTCCTCGGCGAGCAAAACGGCTCGACGCTTTCCAAGGTCATCCGCAAGGTGGCGACGGAATGTGGAATGGTCGAAGGCATCGACTTTGATGTCAGCGCCGTGGATGACATCGCCGTGCCCGGATACATGATCTCCAAGACGGACGAGGGCAAGAAGCACCTTGAGCCGCTTCTGGAGTTCTTCCAGATCAACGTGGTTGACCGCGACCATCGTGTCTACTTCGAGCCGCGCCAGACCGCGTCGCTCGACACTCTGACCACTGATGACATGATTGCCTCCGGTCGTGCAGGCCCGGCGTTCAAGCGCGAGCGTCAGGAAGAAAGCTCGCTGCCGCAGGTGTTCGAGGTTGACTACATCGACATCTATCGCGACTACGAGAAAGCCGTCCAGCGCGCGAGCCGGGCGAAGTTCCCTATCGCGACCACCGCATCGGACAACACCGAAAACTTCTCCATCGACATTGCGCTGACGCCGACCGTCGCCAAGCAGCAAGTCGAGAAGCTGATGTACGCCTCGTGGATTGAGCGCAACGCTTATTCGTTCGCTCTCCCGCAGCGTTGGCTCGCCTATACTCCCGGCGATCTCGTGACCTTCAGCCAGCCTGACGGCTATACGTCGGACATCATGTTCGACAAGATCGGCATCGGTGCGGACTTCTCGCTGAAGTGTCACACCGTTGAGCAATCGCAGGGCATGTACGTTTCGCTGGCGACGAGCCGCACCGGAAGCTGGAACGCGCCGCCGGTATTCCTCTCCGCGCCGTCCGAGCCCTTCCTGCTCGACATCCCGTTCCTCACCGACGAGGATGCCGACATCGACACCGAGAACGTGTCCCAAGGCTATTGGGCCGGGTCTGACTACAGCATCGACAGCAATACTTGGCCGGGGGCTTTCCTCTTCCGGTCCTACGACAACACGACCTACGATCAGATCGACACGCGCATCAACCGCGCTGATTGGGGCGTGCTGACCGAAGCGCTGCCCACGGCTGAAACCCTTTGGGCCACGGACTACGACACTGTCATACCCGTGTTCATGAACTCCGGCTATCTGGCCGCGTCCGAGAAAACGATCTCGCACGACGATCTGCTGACCGGGCTCTACAACCGCGCCGTCATCTGCCATGCGGATGGGACGTTCGAGCTGATCTACTTCGCTGAAGTCGTCGAGACTGGCACGCGCACGCTGGAGCTGCACACGCTCCTGCGCGGTCGCCGTGGCACGGACACCAACACGGCTGCTGCCGCCGGTGACCGTATCGTCTTCCTGTCGGATGGCGAATACGACGACGACGCCAGCAACTACTCGACGTTCGCGCAGAACATCGAAGATACCCTGACGCGGGACCAGTTCTACAAGGTGGTCACGCGCGGCCTGCTGCCCAACGAGACGCTGGCCGAGACGTTCAACTACACCTGCGCCGACCTGAAGCCCTACGCCCCTGACCACGTCGAGGGCTGGCAGGAAACGACCGACGACATCCAGATCATGTGGGTGCGCCGGACGCGCCTCGGCGGCGAGATGGCCGACCTGATCGACGTGCCGCTGTCCGAGGCCAGCGAGGAATACGAGATCGACATCTACAATGCCGCAGGGACGACCGTAGTGCGGACGTTGACTTCCACTACCGAAGAGGTAGTTTACGAAGCGGCTCATGTTCTCGCTGATCAAGGTGTGGCTAATCCGACTTCCATCAAGGTCGGTATCTACCAAATGAGCGAAGCTGTTGGCCGTGGCTTTGGCCGTATCCTGACTATCGAGGTATAACCATGACGACCCCAATTCTCGGCATTGCCGAAGTCAGTCAGTCGCAATCCAACAAGGAAGCGACGATCAACAACGCCCTCCGCGCGCTGGAGAACGCAGCGAACCGGAAGCGCAGCGCCGTGGCGACCGCGCCGACGAACCTGTCTGCGGCCAACTACACGGGCTATTTCTACCATGAGTTCACTGGCACGCCCGGCGCGTGGACGCTGAACATCCCCGCTACGGAGCGGGCCTTCTACGTCCTGAACAACACCAATGGTCTTGCGAGCGTGCAAGTCACCGGCGGCGCGGGCAACCAAGTCGATATTGAAGCGGGCGAAGGTCGCCTGATCTATTGCGACGGCACAGACGTTTTCGAGATCGGCGGCGGCAGCGGCGCGGGCGGCAGCACGCATCTGATCGCGACCTTCTTCGCTGGTGAAGCCGTGGATGAAAACGCCGCCTTGACCTACGTGTTCACTCGCGCGGTCGATTTCCCGGCGGACATGGCAGGCTCGCGCGCATATGCGGACACTGTCCACACTGGCTCGTTCGATGTAGCCATCACGCTCGAAAAGAACGGCTCGCCCATTGGCACCATCGAATTCTTCACATCGATCAGCACGGCCCATTTCAACGTCTCGGCCACCAGCTTCGCCGCCGGTGATCGTCTGTCGTTTGTGATGCCTGCGGCGTTCGAGGGATTGGCGGGTATCTCCATCACCCTCACCGGAGAGCTTCCGTAATGGCTTCCTATGGCATCGCTACCTTCCTTCACTCTGTTAAAGGGTCGAAGGCCGTCACGGTCGATTTGGGTGGTGACACTCCCAAGGCCATTATTCTGATCACGACGGCGCACGATCCCGACAACGACGCGGTGAACACCGGAACGGAAGCGATCAACCGTGGCCCGGACTTCTCTGTCGGCATGGCGACCACGTCGAGCGACGAAACGCTCAACATGATGACCATCAGCGACAACAGCGGAATTCAGACTTCGACACGTCGTCAGGTGGCGCGTCTTGTCTGGACGGGAACGACCTTCTCACAGGATTGGGATGTGCAGCTCACATCCTTCGGCCCGGACACCGTTACGCTCAACTTCGACAACGCGCCTATCTCAATCGGATATGAGCGCCGCTTTACGTTGATCGCGTTTGGTGGCTCCGATTGCGAAGTCCATCTTCAGGACTTGAACCTTGGCACGGGAACGTCGCCGCTTGACCAGACCGGGCCGGGCTTCGAGCCCGATGTCGTGTTCGCTTCCAGC